GCTGTAGTAGTAGACGATAAAAAGTATCTTATCGAAGACCTTTCCGATGAAGCTAAAACATATGTAGCTACAATTCAAAATCTTGGAGTGAAGTTACAAAATCATCAAATGAAGGGTTTACAGCTACAAGCTGCACAAGAATCTCTAACAAACAAATTAAGAAGTTTAATTAAGGATTCACCATCGCAAGATGAAGTTGGAGATAATACTCCAATAATGTAACAAAAAGGGGCGAAAGCCCCTTTTTTATTAACAGTTTCTAAACCCTTGCGGTAATCCTAGGCATATTCTACCATCATATAATTCTTGTCCTTCAATATCAGAATCTTCATTATTATAATGTAAGAATACTTGACCACAAGTTTCTCCCTCAAAAGGCTCTCTCCAATGTTCTAAATCACAACCACGATATATCAACATATCGCCAGGATTTAAATTTACTTCTATTCCTTTTTTATTTTCTTGTCCACTAGGCTCTAAGTATATTGGCCAAGAATCTCCTCCTAAATTAAGAGTAGTAGATATTTCGCAACTATCTCTATCTTTATGTCTTTTTAAAATGTCACCTTTTTTATATACTCTTGTATAAGAATAGTTAGGAAAAAGTTTAAGTTTTGTAGTTTTTTCCATTAAAGGTTGCATTTTTTCTAGTAAAGTATCCATTAAAAGATCTCCATAAACACTATAAGTATCAGGGATTTGATTATCATTCCAAGTTCCATAATCAAAACAAAAAGGAGAAATTAATTTATTCTCAAATAGTGCGGTTGCTAATTTTCTTTTATTTAGTAAATAGCTATAAAAAATATCTGCTTCATTTTTAGAGAGTACTTTTCTTACTATTGCATATTTATTTTTATCAAATCTCATATTATCTAAATGGTAGTCCTAAATTCCAACATACTAGAGAGTGTCTAGTACCTTTTGTTACTGGTTTTATTCTGTGCCAAACAAAAGAAGGGAAAACCACAATACTACCTTTTGGTTTTATTTCTGTACATACTATTTTTTCAGGTACATCATTATTATTTCTAAGATCAAACTCTAAATCTCCACCTTCATACTCATCTTCATGTGATAAAGTCAGAGTCATACTAAGTTTTCTTATTTTTCCATGTTCATTTGGGCTATCGGGTAAATTATAGGGAGTTTGATGAGAGTCACAGTGCCAGTCATAGTATTGACCTTTTTTATATTCTGTGAATTGACAATTTTGTGACCAATCCCATTGAAAGTTCCAACCTGCATTTTCATTTGCAGCATTGATAAAAGGGTGAATTTCTTTATAAATCCATTTTTCTGACAACCAAACTATATCTGATTTTCTTTTTTTCTGTATATTTTTTAATTCGTCTGGAGATACATCTTCTATCTTTTTTGCTCCACTTCCTGTTAAAGCTGTTTGTTTTTCTTGCTCTAGTCCAAAACGAATTATATCGTCACATATTCGTTCAGGTATTGCTTTTTCAAAGTACCAATAGTAGTAATGTAAATTCAATTTTTAGTTTATCCAATTATTGTTTGTTATTTGTCTATATATTGTTCTTAAAGTCCAAAAGCCGCCTGCACTAGTGATACCAGGTTCTTTTACTACCACTACACCAGATCCTCCTGCTGCTCCTGAGCCTCTTTGACCACCAGGGGAGGCTCCTCCACCTCCACCTCCTCCTCCGAGGTTTGCTGAACCAGCTGTTCCTGCAGTTTGTGGTGCGGGGGTATCTGGTATAGGTGCAGCTCCACCTTCTCCACCACCTCCAGCGCCTCCGGCGCCTCCAAAAAGAGTAGCTCTTGGTGGCGAATTTACTTCACCATGTCCGCCACCGCCACCTCCTGCATAAGTTACATCTGAGCCAGTTATTGTAGAAGGTGCTCCTGCTCCTCCATCACCTCCACCTCTTGTTTTGGTTGGTGTAGGTGTTCTTGTAGCAGTTGCAGCTGCACCTGCTCCTCCGCCTCCACCTACAAAAGATTGTGCTGGTGGAGCTGGGTGTCCATAACCTGGATTACCTTGTGGAGGACTTACAGATGGTACATTACCTGAGCCTGCAGTATAACCTTCTTCGGCCCAACCTCCGCCTCCAGAGCCTCCATCACCTCCACCTGTAGTTGGAGCTGCACCTATAGCACTTCCTCTCCCTCCACCTGCAGAAGTTATTGGAGATGGTGTGCCAAGAACTGAATTACTTCCGCCTGCTGCTGCATTATTATTTGGTGCGCCACCTGCTCCACCACCACCTATGGTTATTGGATAAGGTGAGTTACCAGATACTGGTGTTGAGCCTGTTCTCATACCACCAGCACCTCCGCCAGATAAAGCGCCTCCGCCTCCTCCTGCAACTACGAGATATTCTAGTGTTGTAGTTGCGGGCTGTGTTGTTAGTGTACCACTTGAATTAAAAGTGGTTATTGTATCACTTGTAGTTGATACTGATTGTACTGCTCCGATAAGTCTAGGCATTATTCTGTCCAATTATCAGAACTTACATATTCAAAATGTGATTGTAAATCCCACATACCTGAAATTCCTTTTGTTCCTGTAGGTTCATTGACTATAACAACGCCTGAACCTCCTGTAGCTCCATCTGCAGCAGCGTTGTGTTGTCCACCACCACCGCCACCACCGGTGTTTGCAGTTCCAGCTTGTGCAGCGGTTGAACCATCAGTTCCTCCGCCTCCGTTACCACCACCGCCTGGACCTCCAGTTCCTCCGTTTCCTTGAAAGTGACCACCACCTCCGCCTCCACCGGCATAGGTAGTATCAGTTCCAGAAACCGTAGAAGGTGAGCCTGCCCCACCATTTCCGCCTGCAGGGCCATTTGATGTTCCTGTATTACTGTTAGAGCCTACTGCTCCTGCTCCACCACCGCCTGCACCAGAGCCAGTAGTAGCTGGAGATACTATATTAGCAGTACCTCCGTTATTTCCTTGAGATGGGGATACTGGTGGTGTATTACCTGCGGCAGCTGAGCCTGGAAATCCTGGTTGGTCTGAAGCCGTTGCTCCTGATCCACCTCCTGAACCTCCTGCTCCTCCACTACCTGCACCATTTGCTCCGCCGAAACCACCTCCTGCAGAAGTATTTGAAAAAACTGATGAGTTACTTCCAGCTGTGCCTGCAGCACCTCCGCCCGATGGACTTGCTCCTGCTCCACCGCCACCTACAGTTACGGGATATCCTGTATTACCTGAAACTGGAACACCTGTTAGATTTCTAAAGCCTCCAGCTCCACCACCACCTCCATAAAATTTACTTCCACCGCCGCCGCCTCCAGCGACAATAAGAACATTTACTGATGTGGTTGAAGGTTGTGTTGTAAAAGTTCCACTTGAATTAAAAGTGGTTACTTTAGGAACATTATTAGTCCCTGGTGTATTTTGAACACCAAGAACACCTCCATTAATGTTTGCCATTAGACTTCACTCCAAGAAAGTGCAGATGAATCCCAAATATAATTTGTTTCATCATGCTTTCCAGTCCATCTTAAATTACCCTCGTCCCAATCTATAAGTAGAATATTAGAACCTACTTCATCAGTTGATGGATATGTAACTGGAGCCTGCCAATCATCATTAGAATCTAATGACCATGAGTTAAAAGGTTGTGGTGCTATAAACTTATTTTTAGAACTATCATAAGTATATCCAACACCTGCGTATTGTTTTCTAGCATTGTTGTTGTAAGAAGTTTGTTTCCAAGAAACACCACCTGTTTGATATGGTACTATACTTGCTACAAAAGTTTCTGCACTTGATGAATAATCTCCACCATTTGAATTAACATCATCATTAGAGATGACTATAACTCTTAAAACTTCGTTACTTGAATTTAATTCTGCAAAATGAGCCATTTAATTCCTCCTTAAGCATCGTCTAAGATTTCTCCTGAGACTACATACTCTAAATCACTATTCGCACTTGCTAATATTCTTAACAAATCTGTTTCGTCTAAATATATAGATGAATTTTTATCTATTACAACTAAGGTTGCATCTGCGGGAACGCTTACAGTTGATGCAATTTTTCTATAATTACTTCCATTATCTACACTTACACTAAGTGTTAAATCTGCTGCATTACTACCATCTACATTTGATACAATAACTGTGTTTATTTTATAAACTTTATCTGCAGGAACATCTATAATGTCCTGATTTGATGTGGTAACTGCGCCCGCTATTGTAAAGGGAGTTACTGTCGTTACATCTACTAAATTTGGTGTTGCCATTTTATTCTCCTATTATCCAAATATTAATGAAAAAGCGACAGCTCTTCCATTAGTTGCTACTCTTTTTGAGTCCTCTGTTATATTCCCAGTAACTGCTAAACCTGATGAACTAATGTTAGCTCTCTCTGTTCCTGCAGTATCAAATCTTATAGTATCTTCATCAGATGATTCTTCTACTTGTATTTTAGTATCTCCATCTGCATCTGCTATAGAATCAGATGAGCCTCCTAAATCACTTACTAAAGCTTTCTTCAAGTTATTTGAATCAGATATATCTTGAATCAGTACAAAATCACCTGAAGCAGCTGTAACAGTACTTTGTCCTGATATTACAGAGGCATCTAATACTGTATTTTTAATCTTTGTATTTGCCAATTTATTCTCCTACTATCCAAATATCAACGAAAAAGCTACTGCTCTTCCATTAGTTGCTACTCTTTTTGAATTTTCTGTCATATTTCCTGAACTTGCAACGGCGCCTGTTACTGTCAAACCAGATGAATCAATAACAGCTCTTTCAGTGCCGCCAGTATCAACTCTAACTTTGTCTTCATCAGATGATTCTTCTACTTGTATTTTAGTATCTCCATCTCCATCTTTAAATTCTGTTATAGTTGTATTTACAAAAGTAATACATTCAACTTTTGCTGTATTTGCTGGTGCTTCATCAAACGTTAAAGTGCTTCCAGAGATTGAATAAGTATCTTTATGCTGTAAAACCCCATCGATTGTTAAAAACGTTTGATTTTCAGAAGCTGGTGATACAGAAAGAGAAAGAGTAGTGTCTGATCCGTCTCCAGTCATTGTATCTACAACAGGTGCTGTTGTACTACTATCTACAAAACTTATAATACTTTCAGTACCACTTACACTTTTCTTTATGTATATTTTACCATCAGTAGTATTTATAGCTAACTCACCTAGCTCTAAATCTGATGTTGTGGGCGCTCTGCC